TTTCGCTTTGATAATCAAGGCTTAAATACAAGGGTACAGGGTTTGTTCTGTCAAATTTTGTCGGAAAACTTTCACCTGCCACGGAATGAACTGTTACAGATACAGTTCCTTTTGTCGGTAAACCGCAAGAATATTGATAAATAAGTGCGGCAATATCGTTATTTGCTCCGCCTTCTACAATTATCCATACTGTGTTTGCGGGTGTCCCTGTTGAATCGGTTGTACTGCCGGGATTATTATGTACATAACAATCTGTTACTCCGTCTAATTCGAGCAATGCCCCTTGTAAAGCATCAAGGTTATTTTGTCCTCTTATTGCCGTTGAACGGGCTCTTCTTATTCTAAACTCCATATCGCTTTCTTGCTCTGTACCGTAAGAAGACGGAGCCACGGAATTGTTGACCGAAACAACGCCCAAAACCGTTGTAATTTGGTTTGTTATTGTACCTATTGCAGGAGAATAAGAGCCGTAATTTTTACTTCTAAACGGCAAAGAATATGTCCCTGCTGATTTTGTTGTTGTGTCAATTAAGAACCATTGCTGCCCGCTATTATCGCCAACAGTATAAGAAGTTGCATTAACATTATTATAATTGCCGTCTAAGCCATTCAGCGTTACTGTTCTATCAAAAGTAACGTCTATATTTTGTATTGTAAACGTACCTTGCTTACGGGTAATATAATTAAGAGCATAACGCATATCTTGTACCGTTCCTTGGCAGGCATCCGGGTTAAAAGAGTTATAAACTTGTCTTGCCAACGAGCGTATATCAATACCTAATTGTGCAAGTATATTTGTAAATTGCCCGTCAGGAGTATCGGAAGAAAAATTTAAAGTTTCCCCCGCAGGTGCATAAATATTGGTTAAATCTGTTTGAATATCCCCTAATAATTCTGAATAGGGTTTTAAAACAAGACCTTGGTCTGTTACGCCTTCTGTTGTCATTTTATATCCTCATTGTAAAATCTAAATCTAATAATTCTGTTGAATACGCTTGAACAACACTAAAAGTAGCCCTATATCGTCTGTCTATTACTTGGCTTTCAAAATTTTGTATTGCTAAAACGCCATTTCTGTTTATAACTACCTCGTAAATATCATTGTCTAAAAGGTCTTTTTGGTTATGAGAACCAAGTCTTGTTTTCCAAGGAATGCCGTTTTGTAATGCAAAAAAGCAATCCCCGAACCACTCTTGCAACGCCAATTTTATATCAATAGCAACGGCGTTTGCTCCGTCAGCATAACTTGAATTTTGCCAACCAAAAACCCAATCGTTATTTCTATCAACTATTCTTATTTTCATTGTTATACAATTCCTGTAATTATTCCGTTTGTAACGGTTACGGTCTTACTGTCCGCTGTTGTAAAAGTGCCCGTTGCAGCAGCAGTAGCATTTAAAGTTGGTGCAGATATTACGCCCGTGGCTGTTATATTTCCTGTGTTTGCCGTATCTGCTGTAATGTTTAAATTAGTAGTATTTATGTTAATTTCGGAAGTTTTTAATTGTATGTCTGAATTACCATAAAATAAGTGCAAAGCATCCGTTAATATCTGTATCATTTTAGGCAAAGAGCGAATGCCTGCAATTGCTATACAATCAGTTAAATCGTGCATCCTTGGATATTTTTCTAAATTTGATTGCCCATTGATAAACCAAGTTTCCATTTCACGGTCATTAAAAAGCAAAACAACTTCATCGCCTGCTTGAAGTGGATTAGTGATAAACGGGTTACAATAACAAACTTTTGCAAAAATCGGGGCATATTCCCTTACTGTCTGCGTTCCGTCTGAATTTTTAGATAAAACCTTTTTGCTTGCAATTTGTACTTTAACCGTTTGGCTATCTGCATAAAATTTTTGTACTATTCCGATTCTTACGCAGTTTAATTCCGTTCCAAATTTATTTAATGCGGCTTGAAGTGTTTGAGTTAAATCGGGTTTATCCGTTCGATATATAAAATTATTCTTAATTTGCATATTTACACATCATTTACTAAAGTTTTCATGTTTCTAATATCTACATGAACAAATTGAAGATTAGGGTCTGTATATTGCCATCCGCCGCTCCAATATTTTTTAACAGTTTGCCCAACAAGTTGTGTAGATACTCCGTTTACAACAAAATCAATTGCTTTACCGTATAGGTGTTGGCTGTTGGGCTTTCCGCCACAATTGCTGTTGTTAGCCGTTGAACGCCATCCTGAATTTATAGAAATACGTCTGCCCGGGAAATATGTTTTGCAGAAAGTTTGAAGTTTTTGAGCGGTTACATAACAATTTGTTAGTATTCCAATGTCTATTTCCGAAAGTCTATCTTGAGGTTTATTGTCATTACCTATCATATTTGCCCAAGTAATATCTGAAGTAATTTTTGTATTTTTAATAGCACCGTTATTGTTTTTAAGGTATCTTAAAACATCAATAGCACTTGCAGGGGTTTCATTACCAACGGGTTGGACTTCCTCTTTTTTAACTGTACTGAAATATGATTTACCGCTTGTATTGCCTGATATATTTTGTTGTGATTGTGGGGCTAAATCGCCAATTACTAATGTTGCCTTTGTTGTTCTTGAGCCGCCTACACTCTTTGAAAATAAAAAGTCATGCGTAAAACCGATAACTTTATATTGTCCGTTAAAATTGCTCCAAGTCGTTGATTGAATATCGAGCAATTGTCCTAATTGTATTTCAGGAAACATTATAAAATTAATATCGGCTTGCATTCCTTTTCTTACAGGTGTACCTAAAAGGTTATTATCACCGCTTACAACGGACACTTGTGGTTTAAGTGCTTCGTTATTTAATAATACGTTTACTTGTCCATCATCGAGAAAAGCCCCGCCGTCGGCAATTTTGTTTATTTGTTCAAGCGTATTTCCCTCGAAAGTAGTATCCGTTAAAAATGTACCGTTTAAATCCCCTAACGCTCCTAATTCAGATGAATTAAAATCTTGTGTAAGAAGTTTTATAGCATCCTTAAAACTTGTTCCTGCTGCAATTGTTGTGCTTGTTTGACTGTCTAATAAATCAAGACACATTGCTTCAATATGCGTAATAACATCAACCGCACCGCCTGATTTTTGACTGTATATTTGCATTGCCCGCCCAAAAAATATTTGAGCCATTGAGCCGTCTTCTGAATATCCCGCTTCAATTTTAACAAAGTTTTGTTCTTCATATGGGGTAAAAGGGGCTTGATAAATCCTGTTTCTTGTTTCAGGTGCCAAGCCGTATATTTGCAAGGTGGCTTTATTATTACTTGACACAAGCCCTTTTGTAACAGTTCCTTTGCAAGTAAAAGGCATTCCAAAGGTAACTGTTTCTTTGGGCGTGTATATAGTTATTCTATAATTCCAATCTTTATTCATGAGTTATAAATTGTTTCTTCAACTTCTTTTACTTCTTCCTCATTAAGAACATACATGCCGCATTCCCCGGAAGAAAAAGAAGTAATTAAAAATGGATTTACTTTGTTATTTGAGATAAAAGCAATCCCAAAAGGGATAAGTCTGCGTAATTGTCTTAGTATATTTGGATGCAAACATACTTCTACACAAGTTAAAGTAATATCGTTATAACTTATATCGAAAAACCAATTTTCCATTCTGTCATCAAAATATAAGTAAAAGTCGGCAGTTTCGTTGTTTTCTAATACAAGTTGCATTCTTTGTTTTGGTGCTGCTGTTAAAGTGTTTATTTGTTTCATTATCCAAAAAACCTTATAGATTTTGCCAAACTTTCATTTTTTCCGGGTGTTAGCCCATGATTTTCTTCGGGACTTTGCGGGTTAGCATTGTATTTATCTCTTACTGCTTTATTAACCCCGGTAAATTGAATTTCATCGTAAAAATTCATTTGCTTTAGCGTTACGGTTAAATTACTTACAGTATTTGTAGCGGCTTGTTTAAAATTCCCGTTCAAAATATACATTTGCTTAAATTCGCCCCAAGGTGTTATAACAGTAAATGAAGTTTTATTTTGCCAAGCAGTTAATAAATTTTGAGCAACTATTTGTTGCTTTGTGCTTGCGGGATTTTCCTTGTTTTGCCAAATATTCCTTACAGTTTCATACAAACTTTTATAATGTTCAAAGGCGTTTTCCGCATAGTCAACGGCATTTTTGGCAAGTTGTGTGTAATTATCAACTTCGGGCAATAAAGCAGGTATAACACTTAATTTTTGGGTTAAATTTGCCCCTAATTTTGTACTGTTAAGTTTTTCGGTAATAAATTCACGCCACGTTTTAGGGGGTGTAAAAACAATTTCACCTACTAAGCCCGTTAAAGTTATTTGAATCGGATTTATTGCAATAGCATCTTGTACTGCCGTGTTATTTTCAAGCCAATTGTCAGTTATAGCCGATTGAAATTGCATAGAGTGGTCGTCTATAATGTCAAAAACAAGGGCTATATTATTATCTGATTCGTCAGATATTAAAACACCTGAATTTACATAATTACCTATTGCTTCGGAAATAGCACTATTACTATATTCGTTATCTATTATACTCATTATTACCCCGGTAATGGTGAAAAATACGCATTTGCATAAGTGCACATATTCTGCAATTCGTTTGCTGTTTCGGATGTATAAATATTTGCATTTAAGTTTACTTGTCTGTTATCGTTATTATTATTTGTTTGATTAGAAACACTTGGATTAGCAAAAAGCCTGTCGTAATTTCCTGCTTTTATATCGTCATAATATGCTCCCATTGTTCCTGAATGTCTTGCCTTATTAAGCCATTCTGTAAAAGGAACAGTTCCAAACGTTAAAAATTGAAGAAAGCCGGCTAGAACTCCAACAATATCGTCTACAACACTCCAAATCCAAACAAAAAGTTTTTTCATGCCATCGCCAAAATTCTTTTGTATTGCTTCAAAAACTTTTTGAAAATTTTCACCGATACTATTAAACCATTCAATTAAATCACCTGTATAACTGTCCCCGCCTTGCATATAGGTCATAATATCATCTATTATAAGCCAAAGTGCCATTAAAGGTAAAAGGGCTCTGCTTATGCCACCAACAAAACCTGTTATAAATTTTCCTAAAAAAGGAATTTTTTCTAAGGCTATTCCAATACCCTTTATTGCTTTGAAAAAGGCTTGAACAGGTGCAAGTTTCGTTGCAAAAATAGCCAATAAAGCAATTATACCCCTAAACTTAACTATAAATTCCCCTACTCGTTTACCTAAACGAGCAAAAAATTCTGCAACTCGTTCAACTGACTTTAAGAATTTACTAAACGCAGGTAAAATTGCCAATAATGCTCTATCTTTTAAATATTGAAGTTGCATTTTAATTTTTGCAACTTCTTCTTGATAATTTTGTATTTCTTTTCTTTGAGAAAAATTTAACTGATAACGTTCAATTTCTGCATTAAGTGAATTAAACTCTTCACGGGTAAGTCTAAGCATGGCAAGCATTTTAGGGTCAATGCCCATTTGTTTTAAAAGGAATGTTGCTTTTTTATCGGATAGTCCTCTAATTCTGTTTCTAATATCTTCTAAAACTTGGTTAGCATTTTTGCCCATAGGGTTGATGCCGGCAAGTAAAAAACCTTCGGCACCTTCGCCCAAAAGTTCTAATCTGAACAATCTTTGTTCTAAATCTGCAATACTTCCGGCTGCTCCTTCCATTCCTAAAGATTTATCAAGAATACTTGCAACACCCGCATATTTTTGAAATGTTTTAAGGCTTATATCGCTCTGTCTAGTTAGATTTATCCAAGCCTGATTCTGTTGAAAAAGAGCATCTGTCATTCTGTCTATTGCATAAATAACACCTGCTGTGGCAGTAACAAAAGCGGTTAAACCTTTTACAACACCTGCAATATTACCTGCAAGTTTTTTCATTCTGTCAATTTCTTCTTCGGTTTTTTTAATAGAAATTGACCTTGCAAAGTTTTGTTTTATAAGTTTCCGTTCGGCATCTGTTTGGGCATTTTTTAAATCCTGAAGATACTTTAAAAGCCTTGCGCTTTGCTTTTCGGCTTTTTTCATTTTGTCAAGGGTATCTTGTAAGGGTTTTATATCCCCAACAACACCCAATTCAATTATCAATTCACCTAATGATGCCATTTATTTACCTTCTTTGTTTAACTCTATAATTGCGTTTTCGTAATCTCTTGAGAATATCTCATATTGAAAAGCGTTTAAGACTATATCAACGGGGGCATTTAAAACCGTTTCCGGGTTGCCCCCAAAATAGCCTGATTTTGCTAACGTATTAGCAATAATCATTTCCTCTTCTGCCGTTATTCGGACAGTTGGTTTTCTTGCGGTAGTTTCGCCAAACGTGCCTTGTACTCTGTAACAAGGCTCTTCCCAAAAGGGCGAAGGTTAACCTCAATACACTTCGCCGCTATTTCGTAGTAGTCTTCTATGGCTTCAGGCTTGTCGTCAAAAAATTCAGGTGTGATTGCATAAAAATTGTCGTATAAACAAGTTTTTAAACAAGCAAACAAAGCATTTTCTAAGCCTTCAGAAGTATCTGCTGATATTAATAGTTCAATAACAACATCAAGAAGTTTTGTTTTATCCTGTGCATTAAGGGTAAAAATATCAATGCCCTTTAAATTTAAAAGGCATTTCATGACTTCTTTTTTTAGATTACTTGCATCTCTAAAGGTTGCTCTGTTAATTACCACTTTTTTTTGTGTGTTTGCCGTAATAAATTCCATAGAAAAACTCCTTATAATTAGTTAATTAAGCAATTGCTCTTTTTGCTTGAGCAAATATAAGTTGATAAACCGTAACGCCTTGGTCGGTTTCGCCGGTGTTGTTTTCGCTTGCATCAGGGAAGCGTTGAAAAGCACCGCCAAGCAAAGTATAGTTGTCAAAACTTACTTTGCCGTTTCCATCGCCTACACGTTTAGTAAAAGTCCCTCTTAAAAGACTTGTTGCAACAAAATCGTTGTCTTGTTGTGCTGAAAGTCCATTGAGGTATTTATCTGTCGGTGTAGCCTTTAAAACTCTAAGCGTAACAGTTGCGTTGCTGCCGGTTTGGTTATCTGCAAAAACGGTGTTTCTGTTTTTGCCTGTTGAAATGCCAACTCTATCATTATTATAGGCAATTTCTACAACAGAACCGTCAGCAAGGTCTTGTTGTATCGGTCTTTCATTAAGAGTGAAGACATCGTTGCCTGTGAGTGCGTATGTACCCATCTATGTATCTCCTATCGTTCTATCGTAACAATAACTTCGCTAAAGTGGAATGCACCTGAGAATTTCACCGCAATTTGACAAACAGGGGCTTTTCTTGCTTCTCTATCAACTTGCGATTGTTGCGCAATTGGTAAAGAATAGATGTAATAACCTTTTTCTTCAATATTACGTCTGAAGTCTTCAGGGTCTCCGAAAGGAATAGCCGTGTTCCAAGTTCCGGGCGCTGCTACTCCGTTGTTTATTGCTTGTTCGCAAACAAGACCGTAAGCATTTTTTAAACCTGCCATTCCCAATTCTGTTTGCGGGATTTTTGTGTTGGTTTGTCTTAAATAGTTAAAACCTGCAACTTCAAGTGCTTTTTTAAGCCAAAGTTGGTTTGTTATATCGTCTGTATAGCCGTTATTATCATTAGAATAAACGCAAGCAATACCGCCTGTGTTGCCGTAAATATCAACACCACTAGAGTTTGCCGCTAATACATAAGTGTCATTTAAACCACTATCAGGAATAACGCCCGTAAGTGTTTTAAGGTTTAAAGTATTAGCAGTATTAGAAGCATCGTAATTTACTGATTGTGCAATTGTTGCATAAGTTGCAATTGCTCTTTTTGCAGTTTCAGCATCTAAGGAATAAGCAAGAAGTCTTGTTTTTGAGTTGCCTGCCAATTTGTTTGCTGCGCCTACGTCTGAAATATCTTTAAGTGATTGTAATTCGTTATAATATACACAATCCATTGATTGAATTGCTGTTGCGTTTGCTTCTAAGGTTGTGTCATCTTGATATTGAGTAGTCAAAACACCGCCGAAATAAACTTGTTCAAGAGCATCTGAAACGGCATCTGATAAGGTTTGACCGCTTGCATTTGCGCCTGATACAGATGTCGCTGTGCCTGCGTTTAAGAGTGTACTTCCTGTTATATCCGTACCAACGGCGGAAGATTGAGTGTCTAAAGTTAAATCTTTGCCGGGGATTTTAGAAGTAAATTTGATACCTGTTGAAGCAACTTCTACATAATAATCAGGGTTTTTGCCAAGAATAACGTTTACAATGTCTTGTACAGTTGATATTCCTGAAAAATCCAATCCTGTAATCAAACTACTTGTAGAACCGATTGATACTTTTAAAGAACCATCTGTAACTGCTTGAAATGCTGTTAAATTAGAGGTTAAAGCACCTGTTGTAACACTACCTGCAACGGCATCAACGCCGCCAAATTTGAAAATGTAAAGGTTTCCGCTTCCTGTTCTAAAGTTGGGGGCGGGGGTAAAGAGGGCTTGCGCCATCTTGTAAGTTAAACTGTTTGAACCATAAGCAGCCTTAACTGTGTCGGGTGTTAATGCAGCAATGTAATTTTCGCTGAAATTGGCTTCTTCATTCGAGAAAATGGCAATACTATTTGTATTATAGCCTGCTAAGCCTGTGGGTGTAGCCGTTAAAGATACGTTTACAGTATAATTAACGGGGACTTGATAAGAGTACGTCATAATTTAATATCTCCTTTTTATACTTCGGGTATTTGAAATTCTGCTATTTTCCCCCGCTCGTTATAAACTACTGCGGGGAATTTATCATAGTAGTCGATTGTTTTTGTTTTTTGATAATGAACAAGTACATTAAAACTAACAGTAAAGCGGTTGATGTCAGAGCCACCGTCAACACCCGACAAATTAATATCATTTGTCATAGTGCCAATTTTAAAATTGTATTTATCCATTTGCTCTTCTGCATAAGTGGATTTTAGGGCTGCGGTAACTTCCCAAAAACGTTCTCTTGCATCGTTATTTCGTGAATAACAATCTATTTGCATGATTCTTTGTTGGTTTATATCCTGTATTTCAATAAACGCATCAGAACCGTCTTGTGCCTTCGCATTTGGGTTATTTTTAAACTCTGTCCTATTTGCATAAGTATTTGCTGAAACAGTTTTAACCGTTATTTGCAATTGGTCTGTGTTGAACAGTTTTATGTTTTGTCCATATATAATAACCGTCGGAATTACATCACCATTGGAAGTGGTGCCATAATTATCCGGCAGATTTAATTCATGTTTAATTATGTCGACAAATATTTTCTCGATTGATTTATTCATAATTCTTAAATTGCTATAAAAAATACGGCATATTTAATGCCGCAAATTATAGTTATAATATTTAATTAAAGATTTTTAAGCCATTCGTTAAATTTTTGGGAATGCATTTTTTCAACTTCTTCTTCAGTCGGTTCGTAGTCTTCTACCTTACTATACCATTCATAAAGTTTTTTCTTTTCGTCTTCTGTCATAATGTATTCCTTTCTATTTATATTATAACCTATAAATATACTTTTTTCTAGTCATTATGGTTTTCATAATAATATCTGTTTGTATCTTCGCATAGTGTCAAGTTACAGACTTCATTAAGTTTAATATATTCGTAAGACTTACCATCATAGAATTTTACTTGCAAAATTCTTTTTATTGGTTCACCAATAAAACAATTTGCTTCAGGCTTTACATCTTCGTAATAATATCCGGCTGCTTTTCTTTCAACGCCGATTTCTCTTAAAATAACCGTTCTATTTTTTATTTCGACAATCTGATAAAATTCGTTTATCGTCATGTCATAACCCCAAGAGCCGTGCATTATATCACCAACTTTTAAAGAGGTTTTATAGTTCTTTTTTAATTCTTTTTCTGCTTCTTTGCGGTCTATCCTGTCATTTATGTTGTTAAGTTCATATTCGACATGAGTTTTTATAAACCTTGCAGCATCCATTTCATTATTAAAACGATAATAATATTTTGGTTTTAATGCTTTTCCGATAAACATTGCTACAATCGGCTTAAAATCAACAAAGTCAAGCCAAACATTGACAGCCAAATTTCCGTTTTTGTCGTAATGGTGTTTGTTTTCAGTACATTCTCTTCTAGTTTGCCAAATATCGAATCTCATATAAACTCCTTTCATTTAACTCTTACATTATTATTTTAAACGATTGAGTTTAATGTTTCAATACTTCATTTGAATTATTTTACATAACTTTACAATTAAAGGGTTGAAAAATAAATCAAATAGTTTATAATGTTTAATAAGGAGTTTGCTATGATAAAAAATAAATTAGAATTTGAGTATTTTATTAAAGGAAAACTTGCTGAAAACGGCTTGAATATGTCTAAACTTGCAGCCATGTTGGACACATCATTTCAAAACGTTTCGCAGCGCATAAAGCGTTGTGGCTTTGATTATGTTGAAATATCACATATAGCCGATTTACTTGGCTATGATATTGAGTGGGTTAAACGTCAATAGTTTTTATCTATAAGAATCGGTGCATCTTCTTTAGTCGGTACATCATTATTATAGAAAGCCCATTTTGAAGCATAATGTTTTAATTCGTTAAAGTTTTCTTCATTATGTTTCATTTTCTCAAGAATTTCATTGAGGGGAACATAACGCCCGCCAAATTTTTTATCGTTTTCTGCAAAGCGATTTATTGCTCTTTCTGCTGCTTTTTCTCTTGGCAGGTGCATATAATACATTTCTATATTATAGCCGGCATTTTCAAACGCCTGTATTTTCTCTTCTGTGCTTTTGAGCGTTTTCATTGTGGCATCAAGTACGACATTAAGTTTTTCTTCTTTTGCTTTTCTTAGAGCATCTTTTAATATGTCTGAACTTTCCTCGTGTACTTCATAAGCATTAAAACCTTTGTAATCAGGCTTTAAGGCTTCTTTAATTTTATCCGCATCTAAGACAATATAATTTGATTCATTATATACAAGTCCATTAAATTTTGACTTACCTGAACCGCCCCTGCCCCCTAAAAAGATTACAGTTGGCTTTTCGCCGTTTTTGGGCATTGCTTTTTCTTTGTTTTTAAATATTTCGTCAAGAATATTTTGGTGTAATTGTTCTCTTTCTTCTGTATAAACGCCATCTACTTTATAAATTTTGTTGGTTTCTAAACCTTTATCCATAATATTTTTGTTGTGTTCGTCAGCGTTTTTAATTTGCCGATATACTTCTTGTTTGTCTAGTCCATAAGCCTTAATTGCACTTTCAATGACATCTTCCGGGGTAATTTGTTTAGTATTGCTTTGTTTAATTTTGTCAAGAATATCTAAATATGCTTGGCTTGGTTTGTGGCTGCCGGAAGTTGCAAATCTTCCTTTTTCATCTCTTGGATGCTTGCTTTCAAACTCTGCATCATTAAATATTCTGTTAAGTCCTTCGAGCAACATAATATCTGTATCGCTAAAAGGTTCATTATATGAGCGTACTGCTTGAATTACTGCGTTTTTAATTTGTTGGTTATACATTATTACCCTCGAAATCTCTGCAAAGTTGATACTCTACAAAACCATTTAAAGAATAGTCTTTTTTCTGAATTACTTTATATCTTTTGCCTTGGAAAATAACCTTATCGGCTGTTTCAAGATTGAGTTGGCTTGCAACTGCATGAATCCATATCCATTCCCAAGAACGTTGACCTTCGGGTTTTAAAGATAATGCTTCATCTTTTAAAGGCTGCCAAACGCCTTGAAATGATATTGTTGTTTCGCTAGTAACCAAATCACCGTCAACAACATTTTGTTTAACTCTTACAAGCGTTAAAGGGGCTTGCCACCCTTGTAAGGTGGTATCCATCTGCGGCATATTTGTTAAAGATGCAAGGGGATTGTAACTATATGTCATTTTTCTTTAACCTCGTAATCAATTTTTTGCCAAAGAGCCCCGGTATCCTGTAAGGGATTATTTGAGCCTTTTGCGGCTATTGTATAAGGGCTGTTCGGTGCCCATGTTCCCCATCCGCCTGTTTCAAAGGCTTCAATTATAAGTTCTTTTGCGCTTGCTCCCAACATAACGGCAAGTGTCTGCATATCGCCTGTTTTGCCAAAATACCATAAAATTTCTTCTTGTGAGCCAACATTCATTTTCTTTTGTAGTTTTTTAAGAAGAGCATTTTTGCGGGTAAGTGGCATTCTTAAAAAAGATCGTGCGGGAATATGTACATATCCATCACTTTGTTTTTGTAATTTTGGCAATCCCAATTCTTTAGCGGTTATTGCTAAATAAGCAGCCATTTTTTGTGTAATTTTTATGTCTGCCCCAAATTCTTGGATTGCCCCCAATCCCGCATAATCTAAGTTTTCCCCAACTTCCTCGGAGCCACCTTTTGTTGCAAGAAGACCAACTTTAACAGACCATTTTTTGCTCATGTTTTTAACAAGTTCTTCTATCTTCTTGTATTTAATATCTGCTTTTAATTTCATTAGTCGGTAGTCGTTCTGCCTTTTGAAACAATAATATTGCCGATTAAATATGGTCTAATCAATGAACAATATTTAATGCCATAGCCGGTAGTGGCGTACATTGATAAACCGGGATTGTTTTGTATCCACGGGAAGGGCGTATATCCCTCGGAAACAGAGCCAACGCTTTTAGAAGTAACCATACCTGCTATGTTATTGCCCATTGCGTTTCTGAAATCAACTGTTAAATAATGGGCAACAAGATATAAAAATACTAATTTTGCCGTATCTTTATTGGGGAATAAACCTTCATTGAAATTTACGCTTGCTTCTGAAATAGCGTTAATAATATCTGAATCTTGAGTATAATTTAATGCGTTATCTTGCACTTGTTCCCAATCTGTTGTGTTGGTAGGAAGGTTTTGTGTGCTATTAACTTTTACTTGATAAAAATTGCTTCCAAAATAAACCTTTTCACCCTTTATATAGGTTCTTCCAATTTGATAAACAGGAAGATAGACCGGTGTAAATCTTGGGAATTGTGCTTTAAAATCGCTTGTTGTAATCATAATAAACCTTTTTAATATTGCAGCAAGGGGGAAAATCCCCCCTGCTGATATATATTATTTTTTTGCTTTCGCCTTTGGTGCTTTACTTTTAGCCAATTCTGCTTCAAGTTTTGCACATTTTTTTTCTAAATCGGCTACTTGCTCTTTGGATACATATTCAACCACGTTAGGTTGATTTAATAGTAATTTTGCAGTTTTATCGTCAACTTCGATAACTTCGCCTGCCTGTATAAATTCCATTCCAAACATAATTGAATAAGTATTATTATTTTGTATTTTCATAAGATGCCTTTCTTATAATTATTGAACGTCTGCGTACAACATAGAGCCTGTACGTTTAACGTAAGGTGTAGCAAATTGACCTTCTGAATCAGAAATCAAATCGAGAGCACCTTGCGGGAATAACGGATATGGTGTGTACGGTTTCGGTAAGTGCATAATCAAGTTGTCTTCATTTGTATTATAGAATACATAACGACCCTTAGAAGCGTTACCGCCTGCCGTAGCACCTGTACAATATGTTGCGTGAACAATCTTGAAGTCATCGCCAACAATGCCTTGGAATGCTCTTTTAAGAACAGAAAGTCTAGTTTCACCAAAAGCACCATAAGGTTGTTGAAGTGCCAAGTATGCTTTTTGAGGGATTAACATTCTGTTGAACATAATTGTTCCGTTAGAGTTAGCCGCAAATACGCCTGCTGCGTTAGCCAAGAAAGTTTGGAATTGAGCATCAGACATTGCATCCAATTCAGCGGTCATCAAGGTTGTGTTTACTGTAACGTTAGGTTGGTTAAGTAAACCATAGGATTTTCCATCGCCTAAACCTTTGAAAGTTGCTTCTTGAAGACCCAAGTCCCAAGTTTTCTTTCTTGCTTTTTCGTTTTCTTCAATAATAGAGAATGTTTCAGCATTTCTTGCTGCCATTTGTATAAGTTCTTGACGAACATTATATTTCATTCTCCAAAAATTGTTAGGAATAGACAAAGCGCCAATTTTGATATTTGAATTAGCATCTGCGTTAATTCCTGAAGCAGTCGGTTCGATTAAACCTGCTTTAAACGGAGAACCAACATAAGTAGAAGCATATTGGAAAAGGTTTGTAGAATATGCGCCTGTTCCTACTTCAATTTTTACGAAATCAGAGAGCTTTTGACCCATCAATTCATAAAATAAAGTGTTTACTACACCTGAAACAATTTGTGTAGTGGTTTCAATGGCTTGTTCAAAGCCTGCTGTTGAACCAATACCTGAATTTGATACTTGCATTCTCATATTATCAGCGTATTGTTCTTCTGTTAATATACCAATTTTATTTGCCATTCTTAAATCTCCTTCTACGCAGCCACGCCAAGGTTAAAGTTCAATTCAACTTGAACCAAATCGCCTTTTGCAGTTGCTTTAGTTAATGCTTTTCCGATGTAAGCATAGGTTGAAGTGGTTGTGTCGTCGACTGTCCAATCAGTAGTGAATTGAAGTTTATCTCCAACATCAACTGCTGATTCAGCAACACACCAAACAACATCGCCTGTTTTTGCTATTGCAAATCTTTCGCCTACTTTGTAAGCGGGTTTTCTAACATCATAAACAACCATTCCGTAAGGAATATCTGTAACAGCGCAAACTGCTGCAACAGGGTGGTCGGTAGATGTTGAAGAACCATAGAGTTTAACGAACGCACCAACCGGCAACGTGTCAGTTGAAGTGCCTGAATAGAACTCTACATTGTGTTCTTGAGGTAAGTTAGGTAACAAAGCATATTGTCCTTTTTGAGGAGTAATGCTCGTTCCTGTAAGTGAAAATGCTTGTGTCATTTTGTTTTACTCCTTCTTTATTAGTAGTTATTTCCCATTTCAAGACGTTTTGAATGGGGAATGTATTTTGTTTGTTTTTCAGAAGAACCGCCGAAAACTGCTTTTTTAACATCATCCATTGAGTTTTTGCATTTGTTTTCAGCCTTTTCTTCTTTTTCTTCTTTTTCTTCTTTTTCTTCGTTTTTACATTTTTTGTTTTCGGCTATTTCTTCTTCTTCTTCAAATTCTTCTTCTTTTTCTTCTTCATCAGCATTCTTAGCCTTGTTATCAGCCGTTCCTGCTTCAGACTTGTCATAACCGATTTTTTCCATTTTACCTATTGCGGTTCTGATTGCTTCATCATCGCAACCTGCTGATTTCATGATGCCTGCAACTTCGTCAATAAGTTTTCTTTTGTCAGTTTTGTCTTCTTCGTTTTTTACCTGCATAATCAGGTCAGAAATTTTGTCTACTAATGACATTGTTTTTCTCCTTTTTTAGTAATCTTGTATATAATATGGTTTTTATTCCTCGAAAATCCCCTTTAACGCACTCAATAAAGTTAAGTCTTCTTGTTGCGGTAAGTGGTTTTCAATTATTGTTTCAATATCTGTTAGCAAAGAGTTATCAGCCTTTAACTGTTCCGAAATTCTTTTTAGGCTGTATTCTGCATTGCCTGTTAATTGGCGTTGCCAAGCCCCTTCTCGTGGGCTCCATCTGAAGCCGTTTGACTTCAATATGCTTCTTGTTTTTTCGTCAGGCTTGCCGTCAAATTTAAGTTGTAACCTGTTAATATCGGTGTTGCGTTCAACCTGAAAACCTAAATCCGATGTATCAGGTGTATCCTTTACGTCTGTTTTTCTTGTGTGTATATCTATAACCCTGTCAATTATTCTACGCTTCTCTGCGCTTGTAACGCCGGATTTATATTTTTGAGCAAGTTTTGCAATTGCGTTTGCATCATCAGCACTAATTCCGGCTTTGCCAACTGAAGCGGCTTTATCTGCATAGTAGTCAGCCTTTTCGCCAAGTTTAACGCCTTGCCCTAATTTATCCCAAGCCTTTTCTCTGTATCTTCTATCTCTCGCTTCGCTATGATGCCCAACTAATATTGGCTGCCCCATAGGAATTGCTGACATCATATCTCTACTTTTTTGATGTGCTGCATGGCTTTGTTTTCTTGCTTTGTCAGATAATTCTTCGTAACGTTCTCTTCTCGCCTGTTGCTTTTCTTCGTAAGAATTCTCGTCAACCGTTTCAAAGTTAGCCATAATACTTTCAGCATATTCTCTGCGGGCTGTTGTAAGTTCTTTTTTGTATTTTTCGCTATCAACCCACGCTTGGTGATATTCTTCGGGCGTTGCGTTACTATCCCATTTTTTCTTTTCTGCCGCTTTGTATTTGCTTAAAACGTCTTTATAATTTGTTTTTGCAGTTTCAAGGTCTGTTTTTGTTGCAAGTGCTTTTGTTTCTTTGTTATCGCCGCCCTGCAAGTGTTCTCGAATGGCTTTTTCCATACCCCGTTTTGTGGAATAAGTCTTTCTATCTAATGTTTTTTTACCATTATGAAAACTTACTGTATAGCGGTCTTTACCGTCATGCGACCAATCGTCAACTATTGCGAATTTATCACCCTTACGATATGATTTAAGGTTCTTGCTATCTATCATATAACCTTTTTTATCGTGTTCTTGTATTTCAACTCCTTCGCCAAAAGGACTGTCAGTAGTTTCTTGTTTTTCTTCCTTTGGTTGTTCTTGCTTTTCTTCTTGTTTATCGTCTTTTTTAGATTCTTCAGATTGTTTTTTTAAATCTTCATATTTTTTGCCTGTTTCTTGTTCGTATTCTTCTTTAGATAAAAAAGAATGATCCGCATTTCCATTACCCCAAGCATCATAAGATGAACCTCTGTATTCCACTTTCCTTACATAACCACTAGGCATCAAATCATACTCTACTTTTTTAATAGTATTTTCTTCAGATTTCTTTTCTTCCTTTTTGGTTTCTTTGCCTTCCCATTCAGCAATTTTTCTTTCGGTTGCTTCTTTATTGGTTTCGCCGTCTTTTACCAAGACATGATGCCCTTTTTTGCCTTCTTCTTCGTCGGCACCTATTGTTATCCAATGGTCGTTTTCTACACGTTGTATTAAGTTTTTAATCTGTTCTATAAGTTTCATTTATACCTCACTTGAAAAAGTTTTTATATGTGTTATAATGGTAGTGTCGGTATCGCTCCAGACGTGTCAGGAATTTCCTGCCAAGGTGTTAGAGTTACCGACATTATTTTTGAATTTTCGCATTGTTTGTAAGGTTAAAGTTTTGTTGCCTGTTCTGATTTCTTCTATATAAATAATGTAACCATCAGGTAATTGTTTTCTTAACTTTATAATATCTTTCCCCTGATTATTTTTTTCGCCAAACTCTGCTTTGTCATAACTATAAATTATGTTTAAGGCTTCTTTTATATCATTGTCGGTTATCGCCACTTGTCCTCTTGGTTCTTCCTTGTCTTTATTAGCGTGTTCATTAAAACAATGACGAATCCCGTATACATCTATATTATGTTTATAGCCTGTTAAGTCAAATCCATTTTCTTGGGCTTCTTTTACCAATTTTGCTTGGACTACGCCTATTGTAACCACTTTATTAGAATTATCTTTTTTCTGTTTTGCTAATTCTATTATGGGTATGATTTCTTTAGTAAAATTTGGATTTACCCCTTTGGGTAAACTCCCTCCCCGATGTCCTTTAATTCCAGCATGCTTATAATGTCCTGAATTGCTATTTCCGTTTTCTACTCCCCCAAGCCATTCTCACCCTCAAATATTTCGCTCAATTCATTCATAACCCTTAAATCTTCCATTGTAGGGTTTTTAAGGTTTTCGAGTATGTCAAGAAGTCCGTACAAAAACATTATTTCTTGGTCGTTTTGTACTTGTTGCGTTATGTCTATTTCTATTGGTGCAATAACCGTTTCTTTGCTATTCATGACGATATTTGCCCTCTCATAGCGTGGATTCGGTACAAGTGCAAGGTGCAAAAACTCCCCGCCGGTAAATTCCATGTCTATTTTTTTACCGTTATGAGTTAAAGGTTTTAAATCACTTTCAAAATCATAAGTACAAGAAACATTCCATCCCTCGTTTTTAACAAGGTTAATTGCTTGCTTATCCCATATAACGCCTTCACAATAAAACCAACCGTCAGCGTCATTATACCAAACACGAGAAACAACGCCGACACGTTCCTTGTCTGCGTTCTTGTCAGTAATATCTTTATGTTTGATTATAACCGGGCAGCCTACCATTGTATGAATAAACTTGTTTAGCGTTTCTTTTGTTATAAGAACATCCCCGAACTGCTCATAATGAGCAACGCCCGCTTCAATAAACCTTGAAGTAAACTTACGCCCTTTGCCGTTTGCTTCGCTTGTTAATTCGCCAAGTTCAACTGCGTTATTTATGGTTAAATTATTTTTCTTTTTAGATTTAAGCAATTTTTTATTTTCTCCAATAAACTATTTTGAGCCTTAAACATTGCTCTGCGGTTCTTTAAAAACTCCCCGTCAATATATGGGGAAAAAGTACATCTGCAATTATATGTTTGTCCGGGCAATCCCTTTTGCCCTGTCCTTGCATCTATAATTGGCGGGTCATCAAATCTGAACACTTTGTTATTGAGTTCATGATGTAAGGGGCGTTCTCTATGGTCTAAAATAGTATGCCATTTAAACCTTACAAAGCCTTCGGCTTCATATTTGGCTGACAAGTAACTTGATGTAGCAATTGCGGTTTCGTTTCGGGCTAAAAACTTGGAATGCCTTTGACTTTCGCCAAATTTATTTTCTAAGTATTGCGCTATTGTTTTGGTGCTTGTGCCCTCTTGAGCCATCTTGCCAACTTCAATACGCATCTTAACTATTTGGTCTTGTGTCCAATTCTTTATCCAAAAATCAAGATTCTGCGTGTATCTTTGAGCAATTTCGTTTTGCATAAAATCGTCTAATTTTGGTGTTATCAGTTCAACTTTATGCTGCTTAGCATTCTTATAAACACGGTCTTGTAAATTCTTCATTATTTCATTTACTGCCGTGTCAAATATAAGTTTGCTTGTTATTTTATCAATATTTGAGAGTTGTTCAAGTAAAAACTTGTTTATTGCGGTTGCCTTTGCAAAGGCGGCTGCCTTTGCCGTGCCTATTGCCCAAGTAATATCTGTCGGAAGCATATTTTGAGCAAGTATATAGCCTTTACGATGCTTAGAGTATTTTGCCCCTAGTCTTTCAAGTTCTAAGGATATAGCATTGGTAAATTTACCTGTAAATACGCCATTTTCATACTGTATTTTGCCTGTTAAAATTGCTTCTCGTATAATATTGCTATCGTTAATGACCGTGCCCGTTTTAAGGATTTTAAAACACTCTTGAAAAATGTTTATCCACATCCATATTATTATTTTTGATGCAATTTTGTTTTCGTATGCTTGTTTGTACTTAATCGGCTTTAAAAACATTTTGAACCTTAGACCATAAAGAGTTATTTACATTTACATTTTCTTCTTCGGTATATTGCATTTCATCTGATTTAACTTCGTCAGAAAGGGCGTTAATTTCTTCTTCTGATAACGCAAATATCTTTTCGACTACAAGTTTTTCTGCAATTTGTTTAGGCGTTAAGATGCCTGCTTGTAATAGTTGAATATACCCGTTTATTTTTTGTGTTTGTATCTCTTGTTGGTCTTTTTCGCTCATTACCCTTAGCGGCTTCCAAGTAACCGTTAAATCGGGTATTTTGCGCCCAAATAACTGATAACATCTAATATCAATCATCTGTTTTAAAATTTTTGTCGCCGGTACTCTAATATCGGAATTTATCATTGCATTGTAGTTTTCAAGGTCGTCTTCTCCGCTTGAAAAACCGCTTGCCCCTCTTCCAAAAATCTTAGAATACGGAATGCGTAAACACGAGCAAATAAGCAAAAATATCTTTTCTAACATTTGGTCTATGCTGCCAAAACTAAGTTGTTTTTGGTCGTAGTCGTCTTGTGCATCCATTGTCAACATTGCTTTATAGTTCTTATTTGCTGCCGCTATGTCAACTCTACGCCTAACAACACTTTCCCCGTCTTTAGATATTAGTAAATCGCTCAAGCCGGAGATTTTCAGAATATCAATTTTTGCTTCGTCAAGTAATTCAAGAATAACGCTATTTGCTTTTAAATACTGATTGAGTTGCGGAATAATATCCTCAAATATACTTGCGCCCCATCCTTGCAATAGATTTCTTATATAATATGGTTGTGTCTTCCCGGTAAAGGTCAACACTCTTGATTTATCAAATATAAGTTCTTGCCCTTCGGCTCTCAAGTTGTCTTGCAACATAAACTTATCGGCAAGTTGCAGACTTGCAGCAAGAGGTATACATTGCCAACGGTCAACGGCATAAAATACAACGTCTTTACCCTTAATTGTTTTAGGATTAAACGGTGTTGAATTGTCTTGTTCTGTACTTATTAATATACAACCGCCGCCATATAGCCTGCCCCAACGCAAACAATCCTTGAGAGTTTCAATGTCGTTTGCATCTGACATTTTTTCTTCAAGTTGTTGTAATTCTTCAGGTTTTAGGGTGTCGGAATCAATCTCAAATCCGCCATCACGGAAAGCATCGGAAACAGGCAAATCAACTGCCGTAGCAGCAAAGCCGTTGCTCTTATATGTATTAGCAAGCGGAATATAATGTAATGACAATATATAAGGGCTTGCGTTTTTATAAATCGGGCTTGGGTCGTTCATTGAATTTATTGCATTATCATCTAAATTCAATGCACTTGCTAACCCGTTATCAACTTTTTGTGTTTTTTTTGTCATTTATAACTCGGTTCTGATAATAAAAATTATGTAAGAAGCCCCCAAAAATATTTTTTTGATTTCAGGGGCTTGGTTTTTGTCTGTTTTGCCTTATCGCATGAGGTTTTTTCGTATATAAATTATATATATTCGGAGGTAATGTGAATCATTTTATGGAGCAACATTTTTTTAGTTTGAAAAAATGCAATATGGGCATTACAGCACGTCTAATATTGATACATTCGTTTTTGCTATTGTGTTGTTAATCAGATGTACTAATGTGTCTACAATATCATCGTGGCTATGTGCCATATCCCTTGTAAACGCTTCGCACTCTGCTAAAAATACAGGATTGTTGGAATATTGCTCATTATCCGGCAACATTACATGTCCGTTAGCCAAATAGTCAAGCACTTCTTCAACCCGTGAAAGTTTATCTTTTGTAACTTCGATAGGTCTTATAGGCAAGCCTACCTTCTTAAAATCTTGAATCAACTGTTGACCGCTTGCCCGGTCTTCAATAACGATGCAAGATGCACTTGTTTCTCTCTTGTCCAACTGCCAACGATTATATAATGAGATGGCTTGTTGTTTGAGTTCGGGATATTCCCATTTCCCGTGAACCATTTCGAGTATGTGCAACTTGTTTTGTTGGGTTATTCCGCCAACCAAAAAACAAGAAAAGTCTGCGTGTTCTTTTTCGCTTATCGCCGTATCTGCTGCTATTACAATGCGTTTATAATCGTATTTAACGCCTGAATTATAATAACCAAACCAATCTCGTTTTATAACCTGACCGCCCAAAATAATCGGCTCTTGTTGATATTGAGATGTAAATACATAATTATCAACTTGTAACTCTTTAATCCGTTCGGGGGAATATTGACTTGGCAATTGACAAACGCCGTTTTCATCAATTAAAGGCTTTTTGAGCGTTACAAAATTATATTTTGCTTGAAGTACACCGCTTAGGTCTTCAAGATGCAGTCTTTGTTGAATGTTGATTATGGGCACCGTTGAATTGTTTAAACGGCTTAAAAGTGTACCGGCAAAGTATCTTATTACTTTGTTTCTTAAAGTCGTATGGTAAATATCATCCGGCTTATTAGCATCGTCAATTATCAATGCCCCTGTAAAGCCTTTACCGTTTCTTATACCGGCACCATAGCCCGTAATCTGTGAACCGATAGAAGAGAATAAACAAATACCGCCTTTGGATGTAACAATTTTTTTGGCGGAATAAGTATTTTTGCCTGTTTCTTTTCTTAAATACTCTGCCCAAAAATCATCTTCCGGGGTTAATTCTTCTTCTGAATATAAAACATTGTTTGAATACATTGCTTTATATACAGGATGTTCAAGTATATCTCTAACTCTCATTGCAATATCTGTAAGCAGCGATTGAGAATAAGAAGTATAAATTATGTTAGCCTTTGGATTTACTGTGAGCGCATAAACAAGCAAATAAGTTGCTAGTGTTGTTTTGCCTGCCCGTGGCGGGATATTGATGTTTAGCCGTGTTATTTCTTGCTTATAAACTTTATCAATATAGTCAAATAATGATTCGTGAATTGCTTCCTTAATAAATTTTGTTTGTTCTATCGCCTTAAATAAATACCTAAACCAACTTTCAAAACCTTCTTGTATAAGAAGATAGCCTAAATATTGAGGGTCAATCATTTTCAATAAAATCTTTTATGTGTTCTTTGGCTTCGGCTTTGGTCTTTGCATCAATAAAAATCTTTTGTACTTCTACGCCGCCGTCTAACTTAACATCAATTGCATCTTTTGGCGTTTTATAAAAATACTTGCTTAGTTCAACTAATATTTTGGCTTTTTCTGAATCTTTGAGATTGCCGCTTGCTAATAGTTCAACAATTTTTTCAACCGGCTCAAATTTTACATAATCTCTTATTTCTGTACTTCTATGTTTTGAGCCTTTTTCTTTCCCGCCTACCTTTGTATGTCCTTTTTTAAATGGGGGCATAATACCTCACTATTTTTTCACTATTTTATTTTTATTATATTGTTTGAAATGACATTATATTTATGTTAAAATTCGTATCAGATAATGTCAAAATAAAGGATTTTTAATATGTCAAAAGATGTAAGAACAACAATCAGAATACCTGAAACATTAAAAGAAAAGGTTAAAGAAGTCGCAACTGACTTAAATATGTCCTTTAATGATGCAATTAAAGTTGTTTTATTTGCAGGTCTTAAATAACCTAGTAAATATAAACGTCTATCGGAGTTGCTGATGCTTTCACCCAAGTAGTTGCGCCTGCTGCCGTTCCTATTGCGTACTTACTGAATGAGGGTAATTCCATGCCATTCCCTGCCGTTGGTTTTGCAGAGGATATTGCAAGTTGAAGCAATCCTAAAGGTATCTGATTGACATATAGTGTTAAATCGTCTGTTGCATCGTAATCATCATCCATTAGTGTTGCAATGTCAACCCAATCGCTTGCTGATACTGTATAATTAGCCATTTATTTACTCCTTAAAGTTTTTTAAATTCAAAAGTCCGTTGTATTTTTGTAGGTGTTCTGCTATTGCACCTATCAAATTTTCTTCACCCCTTGAGAGTTTTCCAAAGGTGTTAATGTGAGTTAATGCTGATACTATTAAATCTTGTAAATTTTTAAAGTTTGCTTCGTCGTCTGTTTCCGATAACTTCGGGTAAAGTCCTTTTGCCATTTCATCATATTTTGATGTTTCAAGCGGTCTTTCGCCTTCGGGAAGATGCCCAAGCAAGCAAATTTCTTTTATACTGTCAATATATTCTGCAATCGGTTCTTCAATACGGTCAACAAAAACATGTCCGCTATAAAAGCAATCCCCGTGTACGGTATAATGTATGTTCTTAGCATAACCTTTTATCGCTGTTAAATATGCAATCAATTCGTTCATTGTTTTTCCTTAAAATAAAGGGGGAATGCTCCCCCACCGTCAAAGAAAGGAAGTGATAAGATACTATTCAAACTCTGCTTTGTAATAATCAGGTCTGACATTGACCCTGATTATTTCTGATTCGTCATAGTCTAACTCTTTGTAAACTTCACTTTTTTGGAATAATTTAAATCCAAAAATTTTATAGTCTGTAATCTTTGTATATAAATTGTTGTTCATAATTAAAAAGAAGCCCTGTGTCCATAGCAGGGCGGGAAACCTAAAAAATATGACTTAGTATTTATGTGGTTGTGATTAAAAATTCTTTTCTTTTTGTACCGTTAAAGTCGTATCCTGTGTGGACAATGCCTAACGGTGTTTCTTTGCTTTTTCCAAATATAAAAGCCATTGAGGATTTATTGCCCGTCTTTATCTTACTCATAAGCGGTATATTCGACTCTTGCCGTTCTAGTTTTTCAAGCCATTCTGCAATATGCTTTATTCGCTTTGGTTTATTGCGGTCAATAACAATATTATCGTTAAACCTATCATATTCGTATGACCTGTATATGGGCTTGCCACACTTTGGGCATTCACCATAAACTAAAAACCTATCAACATACTTAAAATCAGGCTCTAAGGCTATCATTCTATCAATTTTTACTTTGGTGGAACAACACTCAAGTATAAATGGATACACTTCTACCCCTATTGGCTTATGCGTTGGGTCTACCCTCTCTCCTTGGCGTTATGGCTCTCGCCTATGAGGAACCCGCTGCGGCTTCAGACAATATCATTTTCTCATATATTTAACTAAATTCAAAAAAAATATAGACGTTTGGATTGTAAAAACTTTACAATTCAAATTCGTCATATTCTTTATTTGTCATATATTGTATTTCGCCCGTTTCAGGGTTTTCTACTTCAACTATCTGTGCCGGGTTGTTTTCCATTTCTTCTTGTAATTGTTCTATCTCTTCTTTGCGTGCTTTTAACCGTTTCTCTAATTCAATTTCTGATTCTGTTTTACGTCTGTCTGTTGCTTTAATTATCGGTGCATCTTTTAACTTCTTATCGAGCCATTTTCTGTATTCTTTTGACTTGGCAAATTCAGAAAAACTACCGTATTTTTTCTTCCAATTCATTATCTTGTATAATCCCTTATAATGGCAACAACTTCACCGATTACCTTTAGTTTTTGTCGTTCTTCACCTATTATATAGACATCGTTATATTGCTTGTTTTCACTTCTAACGATTATCTCTTTCAAGTTCCGGCAAAGATATTTACAATAAATCTCATTTTCATAGGTAAAGACGTAAATATGATTGTCTTTGATGCTTTCCGGCTCTGTTTCAATTACAAGAAAATCTCTTGGGCAGATTTCCGGCATCATACTGTCAGAGGTGGTATTTATTACGTTGTATTTTTTGCTTGCATCGTAGCCTTTTATTAGTGCCTTTGATACATTCATTTTTTCGCTTCTTGTACTAAAAGGCTCTGCGCCTGTTCCGCAACTTGCATAAACTTCAGGGAAGTAATCAAGTAATATGTCATCAGATAAATTACAATTTGTAATGTTAGAATACAAATCAATACCATAATGCTTGTTAATAATTTCTATTTCATTCTCATTAAAATTGCTATTTCTTAATTGTCTGTTTGAAATAGTTGATTGTTTTGCACCTAAAACCCTGCACAATTCCGCTTGTGATATTTCTCGGTTTATTAAGTTTTGTAAACGCTGTATTACGCTTGTATATTGCATTTTGTAATTTTCTATCCTCTATTTGGGGTATTATTTCCATTTCGTGTTTGACAATAATCACATTATGTGTTACATTGTATTTATCAAAAGGAACAAAACAGATGAACAACGGAAAATCAAAACTAATCACAATTAGAGTTAACGAAAAAGCCCTATCTAATATTGAAACATTGGGCAAGGAATTGGACAGGTCGAGAAACTACCTAATCAATAAAACATTGTGCGAAAAGTTTCTAAGTCATTCGTTGATTTCAACGAAATAATAACAAAAACAAGAAATAAAATCAAGCCCAAGTGGGCTAAAAATAATTAAACAGTTGGGGAATTTAAACCCCGAAACAAATTAAATAAAATCAAGTCCATTAAGGGCTTAGTTTTTGTGCGAACTTTGACAACTGAATAGATAAGACGATTGGAACAGAAAACCAACGCAGAAATATTTTTTAAAACCCTGCGGCAACTTAGCCAACGGGTTTTTACCAAAGTTTACTCTCATATTATACGTACAATACTCACGGGGCATAATCTAACCCATTCCAGCCTGCCCCGTTTTTCTTAGTTTTTGAATGGGCGGCACGTTATCTTTTCTTCATTATGTTCTCCATAAACTATTTACCCCGCCCTTTTTATAGATTTCGACATAAAATCCTCCGGCGGTTGATACGTCAGCCGCTTTTTCTTGAGTTTTTCACACTACCATTCTTGCGGCGCAAGAGTTTGCGCCATTTTATTGGTTACAAATATAGGAGTTTCCATAATGAAATATTTGTTTTGGGCAATAGCCATTATTTTTATCATTAAGGGTCTGAATATTATGTTCCCATACCAAGACCCTTGCAGCCATTTGTCTGACCCCGATTACTCGTGGTGTAAAATGGCTGAAATAAAAGGAAGATGAAAGGAGTTAAAAATGTATGAATTATTGTATGAGGGTGATTTTACCCTTTATTTGAGTTATTTCGATTTTGAATTTTACAAACAATCAAGTATTTCCGATTGTCAGATGCTTACATACAAAGATTTAATCAAGGAAATACAAAACATTCCCGACAAATCAGCGGCATGGAAACGCTTAGCAGTTGTACAAGCAGGCTTAAAAGCCGGAATACTGAAAGAGGTGGCATAAATGTACTACGGAATTGATGACGATTTACTCGAGAAGTTAGAAGCCGAGAATGAAACAGAATTATACGCCCAAGCGTACTATGAGGAGTACGGCTATGAAGAAGATGACGAATGAAGAATGGATAAGGTCTTTACCTACTGAAGGACTTGCAAGAACGCTTAAATGCGGGCTTTGCACTAAAGAATACGAAGAAGACGGCTTGTGCTTTGCCCCTGATTGCTTAGAGTGCAAAATACAATGGTTAAAGGCGGTGCATCATGATTAAAGAAATATGGAAAGACATTGAGGGATATGAGGGATTGTATCTCATATCTAATTTTGGCAGAGTTAAAAGTTTGCCTAAAACATGGTGGAATGGATTTTATTATGTAAAGACATCTGAAAAGGTTTTAAGACAAACTAAAGACACAAAAGGCTATTTAAAAGTTAATCTTTGTAAAAACAAAAAGCATATAACGCATAGAGTACATAGGCTTATTGCTAATGCGTTTATTGAAAATCCTTTAAACAAGCCATATATAAATCACATTAACGGAAACAAAGAAGATAACTCTATTTCTAATCTCGAATGGGTTACACATCAAGAAAATGTAAAACACGCACAAGACACAGGTTTAAATTTAGCAAGATTTAGTGTCGCACAAAAAGAAGCAATTAAAAAAACGGCTAAAAACAGAAGAAAATTATCAGTAGAACAAGTTATAAAAATAAAAATATTACGCCGGTATTTTGGTTTTGGGGGACACCGAATTTCAAAAATTTGTAATCTTCCTAAACATCTTGTAGATAGTGTTATTTACAATAAATCTTTTAAGGAGATTGCATAATGGAACTTTCAACAAAAGATGTTACTTTGAACCGTAACAATTTTATTGGGGGAAGTGAGATAGCAATTATACTAGGGAAATCTCGCTATTCTTCACCATACGAATTGTGGGCTATTAAAACAGGTCGGTTAAAACCAAAAGATTTATCGCAAATTGAAGCGGTTGAACTTGGCACAGACTTGGAAGATTTTGTTGCACAAAAATTTGCACAAAAAACGGGCTTGAAAGTCCGCAGAGCACCAAAGGTTTATCAACATCCCGATTATCCATATATGGTGGCTCACGTTGACCGCCTTATCTCGGACACAAACGAGATTTTAGAATGTAAAACGGCAAACGCATCAAAAGGGAAAGAATGGGAAAACGATATACCGATAGAATATGTATATCAGGTTCAATGGTATATGGGTATCACAGGTCGCAAAAGTGCGTGGATAGCCTGTCTTATAGGGGGGCAAAAGTTCGATTATAAGCAAATAACTTTTGACCCTACCCTATTTGACAAAATGGTAGAAAAAGCCGTTAAGTTTTGGTCTATGGTGCAAAACGATACACCACCGGCGGTTACTTCTCAAGATGTAGAAGTATTAGTAGAAGTTTTTCCGACCACCAATACGGAAGAAATGATTGAAAACGAAGAACTTAACGACTTAATCGCATATAGGCAAGAATTGCAGATGCACATAGACGAAATGTCAAAAGAAAAAGACGAAATAACGGCTCAATTACAAGAGTATATAGGCGATAGACAAGGGCTTTTAACTTCAAAATATAAAGTTACTTGGAAAGAGCAAACTTCAAGCCGCCTTAATACAACGATGCTCAAACAAGAGCATCCTGAAATAATTGAACAATACAAACAAAAAGTTACTTCAAGACCGTTCAAGGTTAATTTAAGAAAGGATTAAAAGATGTCAAATGAACTTACACTAATCAATGAAATTGATGTTAAAGCAGTTGCTGCAACGCTCTCAAAAGTCCGCTCATTACAAGCAACATTAAAAGGCTTATTAGTTGAAAACCACGATTTTGGGAAAATCCCCGGATGCGGTGATAAACCTACATTATTAAAACCCGGGGCAGAAAAAATACTTACTGCGTTAGGTTTATCCTCAAGTTATGAACTCATAGAACATACAGAGGATTTCAAAGATAAAGGCTTTTTCAGTTATACCGTAAAATGCACACTTGAGAAAAACGGCTTAAAAATCACAGAGGGATTGGGAAACGCAAACTCAAAAGAGAAAAAATGGGCTTTTGAATTTGTTCTTGAGAAAGATTTACCACCAGGAACAGATAAAGAACTTTTGAAATCAAAAAAGTTTGAAAGTAAATACGGAACTTATTACAAGTATGAAGTTGAAGCAGATGCAAACTCAAAGGCTAATACAATACTTAAAATGGCTAAAAAGAGAGCACAAATTGATGCAGTATTGACCGTAGCAAGTCTTTCCGAAATATTCACACAAGACTTTGACGACTTGCCGCCGGAAGAAGTGCCGACAACAGAGCCAATAGTTGAAAAAGCAAAAAAACAAGCCGAAGAAGTCAAAGATTATACTTGCTCTGAATGCGGCAAAAGCATAAATGAAAAAGTATATAAATACTCAATGGACAACCACGGCAAAGCCCTTTGTTTTGATTGTCAAAATTCAAAATTATAGAGGTGTAAATGAAACTAGAAGAACTTGCAGAGAAAACAGGATATAAGTTAAATTTGCTTAAATCCTTTGTTAATTACCATCCAAGAGCCTTGGACTTTTTTTCAAAAGAAAAAATCTACCATAAAGGTAAATACCGCCCCATGTGGGTTATAGATGACGACAAGTTAGAAGAATTTAAAGAGTTTTGGATTCGCAGACAGCATAATAAAGCAGTAAGAAAAGCACAAAACGCCAAAATTACAAGGACTAGGTGGACTAATTATGCCAAAGACTGTTTCGATGCAAAACTCGATTGCAGCCAATGTCAAAACAACTTTATTTGCGCTTCTCTTGAGAAATACTTAGGAGAGCGTAAAATGAAGAAATTTGTCATTACCTGTTATAAAACAAACGGTGCACCACCTGAAAGGATTTTTGATTATGAGTAACAGATTTACGGATTCTGAAAAATTCCACGATAAATGGTATAGAAAACTTACTTGCAAACAAAAATGTATATGGGAATACATGATTTCTGAATGCAGCAATGCCGGATTTTTACCTTATGACCTTGAAGTTATATCTTTTTATATCGGCGAAGATGTCTTTGTTGAAGATATGGAAGCATTTCAAGACAGAATCAAATTTGTTACGGATGAAGTTATTTTTATTCCAAAATTTGTTTTATTCCAACAAAAAATAGATTCTCTTGCTGAATTAAACGAAAATAACAATGCTCATAAAAGCATTATAAAAGAGTTAAAAAGATATAATATAGACCTTCTTAGCCCCTCTCAACCCCCTTTGGAAGTCCTTGTTAGGACTCCAGGTAATGGTAAGGGTAAAGGTAATGGTAATGGTATAGGTAAAGAAGAAAAACAAATTAAATCTATAAAGCCTGAATTTTTAACTTTTGGTGAATACGACAATGTTTACCTGACACAAATGCAACGTAATGAGGTTGATACTTTGACAATGGATAAACAAGCAGCAATTGACTTGATAAACGATTTATCGTTGAACATTGTCAGAAACAAAGCCCCGGTATTTGACCCTAACAATCCTGATATGCACATTGCGGAACTGAAAGCCTATTGGCATTACAGGCAAAAGAATCGAGTAACACCGATAAATAATCCTACTAAAAAATCAGCAGCACAGTTAGTAACAGAGGTAATTGGAAATGGATAAAAAAGAATTTCTTGCCCGCATTCTTAATCTTTATGGGCGTTTTTTAGATGAAGAAACAGCCGCAAATTGGATTAAAACTTGTGCGGATGTTTTGGATGATGATATTAAATACGACGATTTTTGGTGGTATTTCTGCCGAGAGTTTGACACTAAAACAATAAACACTATACCCGCCTGTCAATGGCTTTATAAAGCAAGTTTACAATTTAAAGCGGTACAGTTGTTTCAAAAAGAAGAGGTACAAAAAGAACCGCCACCGATTGAATGGTATAAAATTCGAAAAAAATTAGAAGAAGTTACGGGAAGAAAATTACACATTAAAAATTTGGGAGAAATTTAATATGGTAGACGAAACTTATGTAAACACGGCTTTTAAGCACTTGCTATTTCACAAAAACATTACACATAAAGAGATTCAACAAGAAACAAATTGCAATGATAGTTATTCCGTCATGGAAGCAATAAAAAAGCGGCTTAGAAAACTCAATATTGTACTTTATTACAAGCGAGCCAAAGACCCTGCGACCAAAAAAACTCACTTTTACTATTGGATTGATTAAGGGGGGCTGAATGCTTTACGAGTTTTCCACCAAAGAATTAGAAGTTTTAAAATTGGCACTTCTGCCAATTAAAGAGATAGCAAAAAGATTGAATTTATCCGAAGGAACAGTTAAAAGTCGTTTAACAAGTGCAATAAATAAGACCAACGGCAAAAGTAGATTTCAAGCCCTTCAATTGATTCAAGAACACGGCATTTTATCCATTGACGAGGTTGTAACAGAATGAAATATCCCTCACTTAATGCGCAGATTACGGAGTTTGGAGTTTATAGTGAACATTTTATCCCATTACCAATATACAGTACAAAAGACTATTATCACGGTAATTTTCAACTCCATCACTACATAAAAAAGCAAGAATACTACCGTTATCCCGAACGCTATAAAGGGATGCAAAAGTTGATTTTACTAACTGTGGAGATGCACAAAGATTTACATAGTGCGATGTCGGATGCAAGATTTTACAACAAATGGAAAGTTGAAAGAGATTTACTCTTGTACAGACACAGAAAGGTAGAAAATGAAGAAATATAATATAATTTACGCTGACCCGCCTTGGCGATATAATGACCGAAAATGCAACGGCGCTTGCGAAAATACAATGAAAATAGAAGAAATTTGTAATTTACCAATTAAGGATATTGCAGCCGATAATTGCGTATTATTTTTGTGGACTACTTATCCAATGTTGCAAGAAGCGATACAAGTTATCAATGCTTGGGGTTTCAAATATAAAACTATTGGTTTTCAATGGATTAAATTAAACAAAAATGTAGAGAATGTTCTTTTTCTGCAAGAACGTAATTTGTTTTTTGGTTTAGGTAGATGGACAAGAGGAAACACAGAACCATGTTTAATAGCAGTCAAAGGCAAACCAAAAAGAATAAAAAATAATGTTTCGCAAATTATTCTCGAACCAATAAGTAAACATTCTAAAAAACCTGACATTGTAAGAAAAAAAATAGTAGAACTTATTGGCGATTTACCCCGAATAGAACTTTTTGCACGCAACACTTCTCCAGGTTGGGATGTATGGGGTAATGAAGTAAAGTGTGATATCGGGTTTTGGGATAAAGACGGGAATTACAAAGAAGAAATTATTGAACTGAAAGCAGGTGAAGAATGAAAGAACAAGAATATATTTCTCAATTAGAAACGAAAAACGATAATTTAAAAATTGAAGTTGAAAAACAAAAAGCAGAAATTAAATTTTTAAATGAAAAAATTGAAAAAATGAAAAAGTCTTTTGAGAAAGAGAAAAAGCAAATATTAAAAAATGTTCAAATTGATAATGAGAAAAATGAAAATTATAAAATAAAATATCAAGCAGTACAAAATAAATTTAGGCAACAGCAAGGGCAATTATGGACTAACCGTAAACGGGATTTGGAAATAAAAAACAAAATGAAAGAACGAATTGCGGAGTTAAAAATTAGGATTGTGGAATTAAGCCCCGATGATGATATTTTAAAAGACATTGATTTTATTGAAGGCGATAAATACTAAAAAGAAAGGATAAAAACAAATGGCAATATTATTAAAAAAAGGAAATTTAAAAGACGGTTTAATTAAACTTATTGAAGAAGAAGCAACAATAAAAGAATTAAATGAAGTTGTTAAAAATTATTATATAACACTTGAAACAAAAGATTATATTAAATATTTAGCAAGTTTCACAAACGATAAAAAAGAAGCGGAAAATTATTTTTATGAGGTGTTGTAAATGAAAGATAAATATATTAATAATTTAGAAAATAAATATGAACAGCTAATGAAAGAAGATGTTAATATTTGCCAACAGATAAAAGAGTATTGTAAAGATAAAATTTATTTAATTGTTAAAAATATATATGAAAATTACAATTCTTGCACAGGATCAAATTATAAAAATAGAAAATGTATAATTAGTGATGTTTCGTCTTTCAACGGTAAAATTATTGCTAAACCAAAAATAATAAATTTAAAAACGAAACAATTCACATTAAATAATTGTGGTTATTATGAATTAGATTATTTTGAAGAAATAAAAGAGGAAAATGTAAATGATTAGTATTGAAACACACTTTTTAATGGTTTTATTTATAATATTTTCGGTTTTTATGTTAGGTTTTTTATTTGGAATGTGTTTTATTGCAGATAAAGAAGAAAATTATAAATTAAACTTTAGACTTAAAAAGGATAAAAGAAATGAATAAAAAAGAATTACAAATGGAATTTGATATATTAGAAGGCGAATATTACATGTTAGATGAAAAAATGCACAATTAGAAAAGCCATTGAACTAACAAAATGGCAATATGGCAATGAAAAGTTTGCTGAATTTTTTATGTTAGACATAGAGGAGTGCGAATAATGAGAACGGAATCGGAAATAAAACAAGAAATACGTTGGTTTTATGAAGAACTTGACGGAGTAACTAAGGGTTCTATTCTCTGCGAAAGCAAAATTGCCGCACAAAAGTATTATAAAGGTGCAATTACTGCCCTTGAACGGGTATTACAGGAGAATAACCAATGAGCGAAGTAGAAAAGTTATATGAGAATGCAGGACTTAAAAATTTATGGGTTGAGAGATACTCTGTTGATAGCAATATAGAAATTGAGCATTGGCATAAATCTTACAACGATATGCTTAAATCAATGATGAAAAATAATGATTGGGATAGAAAGACAGCAATAGAAATTGCTAAAAAAGAATGTAAAAATGAATTGCCCCCATTCACGGCAGAAAAACAGTTAAACATTCTTAAAACATTAAGTTTCAGACAAGGAATATTATTAAAACAACACAGATTTTTTATTGGGTGGGAACACCAAGACCCCAATAAGTTGATATGTTCAGAAAATTCTGACCTTATTTTTGAAGAAGCTCTTGCAGGACTTATTAACACTCTTTGGCAATCCCTCACAGAAGAAGAAAGAAACAGTATAAAGGATATTTTGAATGGAAAAATTAAAAGATAGCGAAATTGGTTACATTTCATTTATTTGCGATATGCTTCCCAAAACATTAAAAGCAATACAGCAAGAGCAAAAAGACGGTTATGTTTATCAAAGCGAAAACAGAGCAAGGTTTGACCGTCTAAGAATAGAAATGAATAAAACCTTGATGCAAATAAAAAAGAAGATTTATAACTAGCAGACATTTTGAAAGGATAGAGAATGAAAGAACAACTAACATTTTTTGATGTAGATAATGAACCTATAAAAATTGTTTTTCGTTCAAAATATCAGAAGTGGAAATATAGTAATAACTACCGAAAAGCAGATAAATGTTCAGATATTAGATGTAAAAATTGTAGATATTTGTTCGCAAATAACCCCGAATGTACAGGCGGTGGTAGATATTACAAATGCGAATTGTTAGGTTTTAGCAGTAGCGAAGCAACAGATGTTAGGCTTTCAAATGTATGTAATCTTTTTGAAATGTATGTAAAGGAGCAACAATGAAGAATATTGAATGGATTAAATCACTTAATACAGATGATATGGCAGAGTTCTTGCGCCCTTGTGATTGTTTTGATTGCGCCGCTAAAGATTTTTGCAAAGTTCATCAAAGAGAAGTGCCGGACACTTTAGAAAATTGCAACATTAATTTAATAGGGTGGCTGGATCGAGAACACTAACCCCATAATGTTACGGGAAGCAGCAAGTTTTTTTCTACTCAAAAATCGCAAAAAGACCGCTTCCCCTTTTTGCGTTGGGGGTTACTTCCTACCTTTTACATATACAGGCTTTTCGACTGTTACGACTTTTTCTGTTTCTATGATCTTTGGCGGTTTATTAATATAAACCGTAAGCAGAATACCTAAAGCAGCAATACAGAGAATACTAAGGATAATAACGGTTATTAACCATAATAATAACTTGTTATTATCCTTTTTTACGTTGTTTATATCGGTTTTTAAAGTGTTTATTTCATTGATATATAAGCCCTCACGGCTTGCCTTGTCCTCAAGAAGTAATGCTTTGCTCTTGTAAGTTATTAACTCGTTATTAACCTTTTCTAACCGTTCATTACAATCATTGTAAACCTCTTTTAAACCATTAAAAAGGTCGGTTATTATAATCTGCCCTTTTTGTGCATCCTGTCTGACATATTCGGCATCAATAACATCATTATTAACGTTGTCAACGTTTAACAATTCTTCATAATGAACATTTTTATCAATGTTATTAACGTTTATAACATACTCTTTTATTTTTTCGTCTGAAATCCGCACATAGTTTACATCTTTGTTGTTTTCGTTTTTCTTTATAAACGTTGTTAAATTATCCTTGCGGATTCTGTTCCAAGTTGTCGGAACAGATACACCCCAAATCTTTGCTAATTCGGCAATTTTTAATTCCTTTTCCATACTTTATAAACTCCCTTATAAACCTTTACAACCGTTGAAATTAACTTTTTAAACCCTATTGACAACTTTATATCATGCACCATATCATGATGTCAACGAGCAAAAAAAGGCATGCCGCTCAAAAACTGAACATAAAAAAATAGCCTTTGGCGAACCAACGACTATCAATGATTTAATTTCACTTATAAGATAGCACAGTTCGCCGATAAGGTCAAGTGTACTATGCAAATTTTTAAGGGGAGTAGAACTATGGAACAAATCGGCGCAGCATTAAAGGATTTAACCGTTACACAAAATGTAACAAGTCATGTAACAAATCATGCTCTTAATGAGAATAAAGCAAATCATGTAAACATGATATGTACAACGTATGATACAATTCCCAAAAAGGATTATGGCTTATTGTTGCGAAAAATGGAAAGTTGGGGCATTGTTGCACCCAAAGCAATAGTTAAAAAATACGGAGTTTTTATTGTTAAAAGAGCCGTTGAATATACGGAAGCAACACCTCATGTTAGGAATAAAGCAGGTTATATGACTTATATGTGCGGTCAATTTAAAAAAGAAGCCGCTCCGGCAGTTACCGAGCAATCCTCGTCAACTGTTTCCAAAATGGAAATTGTTGAAAAACAAAATCCGCCCGTACAATCGCCGTTAAGAGCGGTGAAATCAAAAAAAGGTATATTTATACCACCGAACATTATAAGTTGGAAAGATGCCCGAGAATTTCTTTGCAAATTAACGGATGATGACTTGCTTGATGAAGATGTTTTGGTTTTTGCAAATAAGTTGAAAAGGCAATACAATTTTGCATAAAAAAACCCCCTGCCGAAGCAGAGGGTCGTAAGAGTTTGTCTATGAAAAAAGAAAAGTATATGGAAGTAATTTATGCAAAAAAGATTTCAGGTATTGTATTTGCTTGGAACGTGTCAACATGACACCACGCATTTTTTGTTGTTTGTTGACTTTCAATCCGCCTTATTTTTTTAAGGCGTTTATTTTTAATCAAAAATTCAACGTCATTATATAGTTTTGGGATGTTGTCGGAATGCAAATCGAAGCCTTTACCCATGATATGAGCAGAACAATAAACATCTTTTTTGCTTGCAACTAAATCGTCTTTGTTGCATCGCAAGCCACATTGTTTCAGACTTCCGCCCCAAGCCCAATCGTTAATAACGATGCGTGCAGCGTGATATTCTCTTATTGTATCAAGGTCTGAAAGTACATCCTCATCAAAGAATTTCCACGCAAAATCGCCAAACTTACGATATACAAGTGGACTAACTAACTCTTTTATTTTGAAATATTTGCACTTATAAATCATCTTGCTTGTCCAATCTGTGCCATATAGCCTTTTCGCTTTGTTCGCACTTAATCAAGCGTTCTAAAACGTTGTTATAACGTTTCATTTCTTCTTTTAAATCAACTATTTGTTGCTGCATAAAGTGTATAGTCGTTTTATACACTCCAATAAAAATGCCTATTGCTACAAGATTTATAACGATAGACATATAAAATTCCGGCGTAAAATTCATCCCTTGCACCTCTTAATAAATGTATAAATCCAATCCCAAATTTCTATATAACAAGGCTTGCCGCACCAACACGGCTCATAGCCAAAGCAATTTTTACATACTTTCATCATTTCCACCCTTTCTGCGTCATTTGGAATATTCGCACCGCCGTTGCCATAACTTTTGCCTTAAACTCTGAAACACCGTAAAGTATAAGTATATCCCTGAATATTTCAGAACTTATCTTTACTCCGTCTTTCATAATGAAATCTTTGTTCTCGCAAAGCCAATCATGTATCATGCTCGCAGGTAAAAACTCGGGGTTATACTGAGAACCGACCAACCGCCAAAGAAATCTAGGAATGTTTGCGCCATTCCAATTATAACCTTTGTGAATTTCTATTCTGTATATGTCATTTCCGCCATAGTTGGCAGATAAATAAGCAATATTATTGAGTAACACAAAGGGCTTCTTTGCATTATTAGGATTTACACTTATTATCGGTTTTGCGTCAAAAGAATTGTAGTTCATCTAAGCACCCCCAATTTCTCAAAAGTTCTTAATAAATCATTAATATACTGTCTAAAGTCCCTATGCGGCGCAAATTGCACAACATAATCGACTGCTTGTTTTCGGGTAAGGAAGTCTTTCAACGGCAGATTGCCCCTTAATCCATTTTTCTCTTTGCTTGCAAGGGCAAGATTACTCAATTCTGTTTTACCGCCTTTAGAAATTGGCAAAAGATGTTCAAGACTGCAATTTTCAAGGGTCAGAATATCACCGTACAGACCTCTTTTAACATTCCATAATTGCCCTTTTTTCCATAAAGTTTTAAGAGGGCTTTTGAAGCCTGCAAAAATTGGTTTTCGCTTATTTTCTTCGTGGTGAAATGCTACTCTCATATTGTAAAAGTCCAATAAATATAAAAACCAATCGGATGAATTATGACGTGGCTAAGCAAGAATGAAAGTATATCCATTAGAACCACTCACTTTCTACAATTTTACCCGCCGTTAGTGCCGCATTGGCATTGGTTGATGCGTTTGCATAAAATGTTCCGTCAATCTTATTGTAAACACCTGCCTTACTGTCTTTATAAGCGGGTATCAGGTCAAAGACAGGAGTTGAGCCGTCATCAATTTTTAAGTAATAGATTTTTCCGTTTCCTGCATAACTGCCTGTGATAGAAAACATATACATATTACTGCTTGACGAATAAGGGCTTGTATAACCGCCCATACCTGCAATCATCCCTGACTTAACCAAAGTACCGTTGACGGTTAAAGTATCGTTGACGGCATCCAAGACAACTTCTTGCGTAAAAGGATAGTTAGCAAAACTCAAGTAATAAGATTGTTCGGAATAACCTGACCTGCGCCATACATAACGGTCTTGTTTTGAATTTGCGTTGAGCGCAGGGAAGTAAATCAACGGGGCAGTTGTTGTGTTGGTTACTAGCAAAACTGAACCGCTTGCACCCTGATCATCACGAGTAAATTTACCCCGTATGCTCATAGTTGACTTATATTTTGCGCCTAAATCAATATATGCGGGAGTTCCTGCGTTGGCAATATATTCCGTTTCTTTTGCAGGATATTTGAATACATCTGTACCTGCATTATCATATATTGAATGGCTTACCCTATCGAACCAAAAAGCAACACCGTTTTCATCAATAGCAGGTTTATAATCACGAATTAAATCGTCATTATACCACCATTTCGAGCCATAATATTTTGCTTTAGCAGGTGTGTAATTTGTGTATCCAAAACTGCCTAAAGGCGCAGTATTCGCAATACTGAATGTTGAATACGTAAAGGATGTCAACAAAGAGCCATCCATATATATATTGTTTTTTGCTTGCTTAATAACGTGCCTATTAGTATCAGGCAAGCCCATTTGATACCATAAATTTGAAGTACCATAGCCAAATTCTAGGTATTGATTAGACGGTGAAAGCAAAGTACCATAACGGGCAGTTGCAAGATTACCGTATAAACCTGCCCTTGATTGACTTGCCTGCGTTAATTGATAATCTAACTCTACCGAGTGGTCGTTTGTGAGTTTTATACCTGTGTCAATAAATTGTGTGCCTGTACTTTCAATATAATCAACATAATGTATTTCTCTGCCGTAGGTGAATGAGCCTGTACCTGCGTTGTAGAATAGTTGACCGCTTACTTTGTCATACATACAAGGTACATAGTTCCAGTCTAGTACAGGAATAAAATCACGAACAAGTGTTGAGCCATCTGTAATCTTACAACAATATAACTTTGCGAATGCCAAATACTGTGGTGTATTATAATTCATACCGAATAAGTACAAGTTTACACCTAAGTTATAACTTGTTGAACTTGAACCAGTTGCTATTGATATTCCATTAACTTTCATACTTTGAGAGCCAATGGATAAATCGGTTTCGACTAAATATCTCGTATTCACAGTAGGAACAGTTGAAGATTGCGTTGCAGAGCCATAACCAAAATAAAAATAAAATGTATTAGACGGTTTCCCTACGTGGCATAAATAAAATCTGTTATTGTCAGAACGTGCATCTAACATTGATGCAGTACCAGTAATACTTGTATATTCAAAATTAAGAACAGATTTTATACCAGACTTTGCTACAATACCTGTGTCTATATACTGTGTTCCTGTGCTTTCAAGATACTCTACTTCACAATAGTACGGTTTGCGCTTTTTATTGATAAGCAAATTTCTGAAAAGGCTCATTATACAACTACTCCTGACACAAGAATATTATTAGCGATACTTATTGCATAAGAAGTATTAGGTTCAAAAGACGGCGCAGAGCCGATATATTCAAGCGTTGCAGGTAACGATACCGCTATTGTGTTTCCTGCCGTGAAGTAAATTGTTGTTTCTAGGTCGGAAGTGTCGTTTGCAGCTACGGTTAGACTTGTCAATGTGCCGTAATGGTAATCCGTATTCGCATTTGCATTCGCAAGGGTTATGCTTGTTGAAGATGTATCTGTTACGGTTTGTCTTGCAAGTTTACCTGAAATAAGCGTTGTACCTTTGTATATTGACATTATAGACCTCTCAATTCATTTCTTAATTTTTGTGCTTGTTGTTCATATTGAGCGATATATTCAGTATCATTCGCTCTTATTGCTCTTATTGACTTCGCATCAATTTTGTCTAGTTCTATTTTTATCTCGTTTGCTCTATCAACTTTTTGTTGTTTTTCTAAGTCTTCAGGGCTAAGATATTGCCCTTTGTAGAGTTGATATTCTACTTCGGTTTCTTCAATAGAGGTGTAAACCATACATTTAAGAGCATTTTCAAGTTCTTCTCTTGTTTCTTTTGTTAATACAATTAAATCGTTATTTTTTGCTATGAACATCATTGAGCCTCACTTTCAGAGCCTACTGCGTAGAAGAATTTTAACGCTTCGGCGGTTGCATTCCCGTAACTAAAAGTTCTTTGAACACCTTTTCTTACAGGCACAAGTAAGCCCATTACATAACCACTTGGGGAACCTGCGATTACTTGATACGGTTCGTTTATGTTTTCGCAAGTTAAATATGAACTTGAACTACTACTTGTGCAAGTACAAACAAACCAACCGTCAGCAGGTGCAGTGTATGACGAACCGCTTGCCGTAAAGGTTAAGGTTTCGTATGTGTTTGACGGCATACAAATACCTGCCAAAGAAACATATTGACTTTGTGGGGCATCGTCTGTTATATAATAAAAAGTATCTGCGTCTTTATTCACAATGGTATCATATTGTGCCCGTGTTCCACTCCAAAACTTATCACTCCCCATGTTTTGGTCAACTACACTTTTTGACTTGTCAATCGGAGTTGTTGCAGTGTCATCTGTCAAGTCTGACAATTTAGTTGGAACAGTAATGTTTACGTTTCCATTGTTATCGGGCGTAACATTGTTAACGCTTTGAACATAACCTGATAAGTCAATGTCAGTACTTCCAATATGTTCCCAGTCGTAAGTATCGGGATTTTCAGAAACCAACGCCCAAATATATTCGTCATAAATATCCTCTTGCGCAGGCGTGGTCTTGGGTACGAGATACAATCTGCCTGTTTCACCTGTTACGGGTAATTCCGCAACAACTTCTGCAACCATACCTGCACCTGTATCGCCCTTATCACCTTTTAGATTAGAAAAGGCAAAATCAAAACTTCTTGCATTGGCTGTTCCACCTGCTGTTACTGTTACAGAGGGAACACCAACTGTATTAGATACACTTGCCGTTGCTCCTGTTATTGTTGCGGCTTCACCTTGTATGCCTTGCTCGCCTTGTATTCCCTGTTCACCTTGTATGCCCTGAATACCTTGCTCGCCCTGAATACCTTGCTCGCCTTGAATACCTTGTGGAATGCCAAAATCAAGCACTAAATGATTAAGCGTTCCGCTATTTGTAACCGTTGCATCTGAACCTGCCGGAAGTGTTGTTGTTGTTCCTACTTCAACCGTAACCGCACTTTCTACGTTTACGGTTAAAATGGTTTCGCCGCCTTGCGTAACGTCAAAATTCAACGTATAAGGTTGCGTAGCAATAGCGTTTCCGTCAACAATAGATACAACTTTAAAAGGTATCAGGCTTTCAATGGTCGCAATCCTTTTGGCTTCGTCAATAAGCCTTAAAATGCCGTTAATTGTTGGCGGCAGATTTTGCGTTTCTGCCGCAGTAAGGTTTACGTTAATACTGCCGCTTGACAAATCGGTAAAGGTTTTTATAACGTTTCCGAGTATAAATTCAGCCTTAAAGGTTGTTAAATCAAGTATTTCAGTAGATATATTAATTGTAAGAAAATTTGCACCGTTAAAATCGGTGTCATCCCCTCTAATTATTGTAATTGCATCCATTGTATTAATCCTATATTAATTCGTGATAATCAATAATAATTGCGTTGACTTCTTCAACTGTTGTAGCCGATTCAATATCTGAAACATAATCAGTAAATTTAACTGTCCAAACTTGTGCTTGAACCATTCCTAAGCCTTGCAGAATGTCTATTACTTGTTCTTGATTAAGGAAAACAGTTTCATCTTCTTTAGTACACCAAGCAACAGGGTCAGTTGAGCCTGAAGCAAAATTTAAAGCATAAGCGGTGAATTTTGCAATATTCCCATCAGTTGCTTCAACGTGCTTGCCTTCTTCAAATTCGTAAAGTGCTTCTCCACTTTCGAGAAAAGCATAGGCTTTTGTTTTTGCTTCGTTATATTTTTGCCCTTGTGCTTCTTGTAATTTAAGTTGTTTATATTCTTCCGTATCTCTTAAATCTATAAACGTATTATTTTCGATTTCCCAAGCACTCCTATCAGAACAAACTTCTTTCCACAGTTCATCTGATATTACACAAATTGGGTTTTCAATTTCAGAAGCATACGCATTTTTATTTTCGTCAAAATATATCATATTAACCCCCTATTGATGAAACAAAATATATTTGTTGTATTCCTATATTTCCACTTTTGGCTACCCATGCGTTGTTTTCATAGGCTACACGAGATACTTTATAATAATAATCTTTTGGAATTGGTAAACATAAAACAACACCATCTCTGCCTGAATTTGGTACTGTAGATTTTGCTACATATATATATTCTGTTCCGTTTTGTGTTTTTTTAAATACAACTCCCCATTGATATTCCCAATAGTTATCCCCATCTGTATTTATATATAAATACCCATTAGAGGTAGCCTGTAAAAAAGTACCAGAGTAACTGGAAGATAAATCTGTTCTTGTTGTCCAATTAGGAATATTAGCCGCTCTGTCAGCATAAGCCGTTGTTGCGGCTTTAGTTGAATTATCACCTGCTGGCATTGTTGTAGGAAGTGTTAAATAAGCAGTTCCATCACGTTTACAAGTAAAGATGAAAGTCCCCTCTTTCGTTGTTCCTGTGCTTTGGTTTCTAACTCTTAAAGAGTAACTGCCATTTCCCGATGCACTATATCCGTAATAAGACCTGAATAAATCAAAATTATTACTATCTCTAATTATTGTATCTGCACAATATTTTGTGCTAGATGGATTGCTGTCGGCTCCACCTGTGGTGATTGCCAAGTCGCTAATATTACCAATCATAATACCTGTTGTAGACGAACTACTATTAACCGTATCAAAATTGACAGCACCGGGTATCTTTAAATTTGAAACGCCACTTGTGTCAATCTCGCAATACATAATTGCGGCTGTTCCTGAAGCATTATACACTCTTAAATTTAAACGATTAGAACCGTTTGAGCCTTGTCTAAGCCACATATCACCACATACACCATCATTATTATCTGTAAATTGAATATATGGTGAATACTTATTACTAGCTGGCGTTGTTGTCCAATCTAACGCAGTATTTTTTAAAAATAGTCCTTGGGCATTTCCACCTGAACTGTTTTTTACAATCAAACTGCCATCCATTGTAAGGTTAGAAGTATCATCTTTATAAGCACGATAAACCATACTTTTTGTAATTGAATTACTATTTGAATCGTAATTGGTTAATTCCCAAACATAAGCAGAGATGCCATCATTTGAGTATCTATGATATTGTCTAAACGCTTTATTGTTTTGACTATCTTTAATATAAATATTACCTGCATAAATATTAGATGATGGAGTTGTTGCAGAAGTCATGTCCCATTCTTGAGTAACAAGAATACAAGATTTATTAGAGCCGGCACCATTTGTTCCTGAAAAGGTCAATGTACCTGTCATGGTATCGCCTGCTTTTTGTACAAACGTATCAGGGTCATAAAATACAGCCCAATAAGAAGAACTATTTGACGGGGTATGTCCTGAATGATTGTCCTGTGTTGAAATATAAATAATGCCGTTTTGGTTTACAAGATCGTAAGTATAGTATTTTGTAGAACTGTCGTATTCACAAATTCCGTGTTGAAGTACGCCGGCAATTTGTTGTGTGGCCGTCAATAAAACAGCGTTCATATCTGCCAACAAAGGATAGTTTTTGTTTGAAATTACAGCATTTCTCCATCCTGAAGAATATGCGTTATTTTGAATTAATGAAATGTCTTTGCTTTTTACTGTACTGCCCGCAAGAGTTGAACCAAATACAGTAACATCATCTGTTAAAGCATTTTCAGCAAATATTTTGGCGGTAACCCTTGGAATACCACCGCCTTGTCCTTGATAATTTATCGTCATTCTTCGATTCCTCTTATTGTTACACTGCACGTTGGCGGGCAAGGAAGCACGCCTTTTACAAGTGCAACTTCCATAATTCCGCCGCTTACGGTTGGATAATTATATGTCAAAACCCTATTTGTTAAATCCCAAGTTGTATATATTTCTCCGTTTGAATATTCATAAATAGCATCATCAATGCTTTTACAAGTATGTGCAATGCTATTTTTAATTATCTTTAATCCTATTAAAAACCTGAAGTTTTCATCACTTAAATTAGCTAATTGAGAAGAACCCAATTCGGGGGTGAGAAATCCACCAGGGTTTGTGTCAAAATTGCTTATTTCCGCAAAACCGCCTTGGAATTGACTTGTTGCTCCTGTTATTTCAATTAATGAAAACCAGTTATGGTTGTCGTATAAGCCTACGGTGATATATCTATCAACACCTACCCATTTCCCGATAAAATCTAATTGTTGCCCTACTGCGGTTTTCCAATCAAAACCATTCTGTATTTGAAGCAAAATCATATTTGCACATATTAAAGCAACAAGCATTTTAATTGTTGCCGTTGCTTTGGGCAATCCATTATACTGGATTATAAGCAAATTTGCGTAATATTTTTGTAGTTCTAAAAGTATATTTTGGTAATTCATTATACACCTGTATTAGTGATAGAAATATTTGCCGCTGATACAACAAACTTATTTTGCAATGAAGAACTTGCAATAAAATCTGTCCATGTAGTGCCATTTGTTGATACTTGAACATTGAGAGGGAAGCCTGTTCCGCCTTGCGCTGCTATTCCGTCTTTGGCTATACAAGTTGGCTTTGACGTTTCAGCCGGTTCATTTAAAAGATAGGTTAAATTACTTGCAATATAGTTTTTTAACTCCGTAATAAAATCATCACCAACAGCGCTTTCGCTTTGATAATCAAGGCTTAAATACAAGGGTACAGGGTTTGTTCTGTCAAATTTTGTCGGAAAACTTTCACCTGCCACGGAATGAACTGTTACAGATACAGTTCCTTTTGTCGGTAAACCGCA